TAGACAATGGAGAAGATATATGGATTACAGTTGATGAGAAATGGATAAACTAAACGATTAATCAAAATGGAATTAACGCTGGATGCAATGGCTTATGACTTATGGCTGACAATTCGTAACGGCCATATTGTCGATGATGACGATCTGGATATTCGACAGATAAAGTTTTGGATAAAGAATAATCGTGCTGTATGGGTAAAGAATGAAGTTGGAAAAGGTTACAGCTTGTCTCAGCGCTTCATCCAACCTGTAAAAACCGGAGTATATGATTACGTTAGTTTAATTCCTACTGATATTGCTCAGTTTGGAACAGTAGGAGATACAATCTTAAAGACTACAATTCAGATTCCAAATCTTATTGAGTATAAGGGAACTCCTCTACTTACAAAAGTTGGCCCAGCATTAGTTAATGAAGGTACGTTTACAATCATTCCATTTGAACGTGTTCCATACATTGGTAACGGTAGGTTTAACAGTAATGCTATCTACGCTTTCTGGAAGGACAATTATATCTACCTTATTTCCAGAGGTAATAGTCTTAACTTTACTGGTATGCGTAAAATAAGTATCCGTGGAATATTTGCTGATCCTGAATTAGTTCCTGGTTACCTTAATACAGATGCTTATCCTATAACTGAAGCTTTATGGACTTACATGAAAGACATTATCATGAAGACTGATGTTCAAATGTTCTTAGCTACTCCTTCGGACAAAATAAATGATTCTGCTGATACCACAAATACACAGACAAATGACTGATGATAGTGCACAATGGAAAATACCATATAGAGCCTATGTAAAGAAATATGGTACGACTTCTAAAACAGGAGTAACACCTAAGATTTACAGAAAAGTTCTCAAAGAGTTTAATATGTATTTGGTTCAGCAAATTGTTGAAGGTAAAAAGATTGAACTTCCCTGTGGATTAGGGTGGCTTGAGATCAGTAAGCATAAACCTGCATATAAGATTGAAAACGGTAAATTAAACACAGTAAGATTACCAGTTGATTGGAAGAAAACAAAAGCGTATTGGAAAAAAGATTTGAAAGCTGCGGCTGCAAAGAAAGTTTTATTTCATACTAATGATCACACAGACGGTTATCGTTATAAAATTTACTGGCAAAAAAGTCGTGCAACAGTTCACGTTACTAACTACTATTCCTTAAAACCTGCGAGAGCTTTTAGTCGTCTTCTTGCAGTATATTTAAAAGATCCTGATACTGTTAAAAATTATACAGAGAAATGTTAAACGGAAAAAGCATAAATTCAAAGGCAGTTATAGAATCCATCTTTCGTGATTATGGATTCAAGTCTACCAGTGTTGATGTGGAAGCAATCAAAGAACATATCTTTGATGCTATGATGCTGATTGGAGTTCCGACAGCATTTCATGATGAGGTTGACGTAATTGAAATTATAGACTATCGAGGAGATTTACCTTGTGGATTAATTGATCTTCATCCTGGGATGGTGCGTATGCATGGAACACAACGTCCTCTAATCTATTCAACAGATAGATTCTACTCCACTCACAGCGTTCCTGAAACACAATCCAGCACTCCTGATATTAACGATCCTTACTATACAGCATATTCTGATGCTCCCACTATAATGGATAAAGATACTTATGCACAATACTACACATACTATCTTGCAGGCAACTATATGTTTACAAACTTTGAAGAAGGTTACGTAGATATTACCTATAAAGCATTTCCTTTTATGGATGATGGGTGGCCTGCAATTCCGGATAACGTACGTTACATTAATGGTGTTAGGGCTTATTGTGCGGAACGTATTGGTTTTAAAGAATGGATGCATGCAGATATTACCGATAAAGTATATGCAAAGTTAGAGAAAGATCGTGATTGGGCTATTGCTTCCGCAAATACTGCTGGTAGAATTCCTTCATTAGATCAAATGGAAAGCTTAAAGAATCAATGGCTTACATTTAATCCTGATCTTCAGCAGCACTCGCAATCCTTCAGATATCTTAATCGCAGACAACGAATCAGAACTCATACAGCTTAATGGAAACAGCCGTTAATACTTTTAGTAAAGGGTTGAATAGAGATATTAGCCCGGCGAAATATTCCCCTGAGAATTACTACAATGCTCTCAATTTAAGACTTGTAAGTGATGAAAGTTTAACGTCATTCTCTCTTACAAATGAGAAAGGTAATAGTTCTGCATTTCGTATACCAGCACTTCAGGCAACTTACGATGTAACGTTAGATTCTGCAACTGTAATCGGAGCATTTAATTTATGTATTGCGTCAACTTCAGCACCGATTGTAATTCCATGTGTAAACTCAGGTGAAGCATGGACAGTTAAAGCAATCTATGATATCGTAGTTGCCAACGCTGACGTGAAGATCCTTATAGCTGATGGAGTTATGCAGGTATTTAATAAGCATACTTATATTCGCTTTGTTGGACTTTCTAAAGTAGGCTACGCTGATTTCGTTTTAACAATGACGGGTTTACCTCCAGATAGAGTTGTAATCACTACTGCTGTACCCGCAATACCATTAACCACACCAGTTTACTATTTAACATCAGTACAGATGAGAGATTATCTTATCTTACTGACAACTTCAAATAATAGTGATGGTCAGATATGGAAACTTGAAATAAACGATGATGGAACTGTTGTTGATATTGGTGCAAATAATTATCTCGTACCATCTAAGCACTTAATTCATTACGATGCTTTAAACTTCTCTACAAGTCATCGGCCAGAGATTTTTGCAAACTATGAAACTCCGGAAGTAGGTAAGATTTACTTTTCAGACAGCGTAAATAATTTACGGCATCTTAATATTCTTGATACTGATGTGCTGGGTGTTTCTCTTGGAGAAATGAGTATTATACCTAATATAGAGTTTGGTACTATCACGATAGATTCTGTATCAGATACCGGGAGTTACTCTTCCGGAATGGTACAGTATGCCTATCAATTGTACAACTTACATGGAGCACAATCCTCATTCTCACAAGTTACAGGACTTGTGCATCTAACAACTTCTTCTGAATCACTTACAGATACTTCTCTATATTACGGTTCTGGAAAAGATACTCTCACGGGAAAAGCTGTAACGATTACAATTTCAGATATTGATTTACGCTTTACAAATATTCGTATTGTTGCCCTCTACTACAAAACGTTAGATGGTTCTCCTACAATCAATGTAATCTCAGATCGTGAGGTTCCTTCATCAGGAACTATTACATTAACTGATCCTGGGAACTTAAATGTAGGCTCAATCTCTGAGTTAGAGTTCACTTCGATTGGTTCAATTAATTTTACCTGCAAAACATTCACTTCAAAAGATAACTTATTACTTCCTGCAAATATTACAGAAAGCTTTTTTGATATTGGAGATTGGGATGCACGAGCATACCGATTTGCAACAGGAGTAGCAAGTAACATTCCAGGATTGGATCGAAGTGTTGCAGAGAATTGGGGTCTTGAAGAAATAGAAGATTGTATCCAAACTAAGGACGATCAATATACTTACTGTTGGTCACTGAATTGGGATAATACAACATTAGATCGTTTAGGGGGTAGAGGCCCTAATCTACGTTATTACTTTAACGTAATCAGTTTTCAGGAAGATAATGAAGCTATTCATGATTCTCGCAGCCTTGGAGTAGGTAGTTATAATGGAGACTACTTAAACTATGCGTCTGCAAAGAAACAAGCAGACAACTTAGGGTATCAACGTGATGAAGTTTATCGCTTTGGTATTGTATGGAGAGATGAGTATGGACGTAAGTCATTCGTAAAATGGATTGCAGATATTAAGATGCCTTCTATTAATGAACAAGATAGTGTAGCTACTTTTACCGGAGGTACGAAGTTCGATATCATGTACAAAGACGGAGATATAACTTACATCAATGTACTTGGTATCACATTTGAAGTTATCACGTGGCCTACGAATGCTGTAAGCTACGAGATTGTACGCCTTAAACGTGAAGATTATGATAAAACAGTTGTAACACAAGGCTTGTTATTTGATCCTAATTTCAATGTTGATAAAGGATACGTAGCACATGCATTACCAAATAGTGCGTTAGAACCTAATCACACGTTAATCACATTCTTCTCTCCTGAAACAAGTTTCTATCAAAATGAATATGGTACTACAAAGATTGCTCCTTTTGGATTTAACGGATATACAATCACAAATCCCGCAGATGCAGATTATATCTATAAGTGTAATTCCTATGGGCCACTTACTAATCCTGTAACACCTGCTACAATGCTGGATCAACGAATAGTTAGCCCCAGTTTTACTAATGGATATCAGATTAATAACCTACCTCAGAAGTTTTATGGGTATAGATATACTGGAGATTCAGAAACTGCTGGTTACTATGGCACCTGTTTAGCGTTTGGAGTTTCAACACAATATTCATTTTCAAATGAAAGTGCCTTTATAACTGCAAATGTAACGCGATCATTGGCTGCACAGTATGGTGGGAATACTTATGATGCACGTTGTAACAATCAATATATCTCCTGTGGTGCAGTAGGATATGATACTGCTGCTACGCTGGTTTACGGCGGAGATACTTTCATTAATTTCTTTGATTTTCTCTACGGATTTTGGGATAAAGGTGAATCAGATACAAATTCCAGCATAAAGATTTATACTGTTTTAGAATCCTCGATTAACCTTTCCTTACGTCACGATGTATGTTCAAGTAAAGGAAACACAAGTGTTTATATACAGGAGAAAGCAACAACCTTCTCAACAGGTACAAATGAATACTACACACAAGTAACGGATTTGTATCTCTACAATACCGTGTACTCACGTCAGAGTTCACTCACTCCATTTTTCTCAAAGCCTGTTAATTTCTCAAATAACAGAGTATTTGATTCTCGCATATTAAGCAGCGAGCCTAAGATTTTAAACGAAGAACGTGACAGTTGGTTATCTTACTTAGCTACTAACTACATTGATGTTGATGGTACCTATGGTCAGATTAATAAAGTCATCACATATAATAGAAAGGTTTTCTTCTTCCAAGATAAAGCTGTTGGTTGGGCCTCTGTGAACGAACGTTCATTAATTACACCTGATGCAAGCGGTACTGTTTTATCACTTGGGAAGGGTGGTATCTTAGATCAATATTTTTATATCTCACGACATTCCGGTAGTAAGCACCAGTTCTCTGTGATATATTCACCAAATGGTATTTATTACTACGATACTGTCAACAATCGATTTAATCACCTCACGGAAGAAGCAAATACGCCTATTAGTGATTTAAAGGGTTTATCAAGCTACTTGAAGCAACTCTCGATCACGGGATTAAAGAAGACTGATAATACGTTAGGAGTCACCGCAGGAGTGTATTCAGGCATTGGAGTACATGGTGTATATGATTCAAGACTCAATAGAGTACTCTGGACGTTTAAAGATCAGAATAACACTACTGAGTTTACAATTGGTTACAATGAATTACTTACCTGCTTTGAATCATTTTATTCCTTTAGACCAACATTGTACATTAAATATGACGACTTCGTGTACTCTGTAAACCCCTTGGATTTGCGTCATACATATCTTCATAACACAGGAGATCGTGGATCATTTTATGGTTTAACCTATGATTCTCAACTATCCTTTATTGTAAACAAGGAACCACTTAGAGCAAAATTCTTCACTAATGCTGAATATATACTTAACACATATCCTGAATCGATATACAACTTTGAGTCAATTCAAGTGTCAAACAATTATCAAGATACAGGAGTAATTTCAATTACTGATAGTATATGTTCAAAACGTGGAAGAGTATATCGCTTGATTATACCTCGTAACAATAAAGGCAGTGATACTACATCACGAATATTATCTGAGTATGCAATAGTGTCACTTGTCTTTAATAATTCTCTACCTGTTTCTACCAGATTTATCCTTGATTCGTTCGTAACTTATTATATGTCAAGAAGTATATAAAATTAAGAAAAATAATTTGGATTTATACAGGTCTGTTTACTATCTTTGTATCAGACCTGTTGTTTTTTAAACATATAGCAATGAAAAGAAAAAGATATCCTTACAGAATGGTGGCTCCACTTCCATTTCTCGATTTAGGTGGAAGGATCACAAGGATGCAACCACTACAAACAACAACAGTGTACACTCCTCCTACAATGAAGATTCAGCAGACACCTAATACCATTTCAGTAGGAAAGGGTAATAACTTAGGGAAAAATAATAACTCAGGTAATCTAATGAATACTGTTGCAGGTGCTTTATCTACTGGTTTATCTTCTTATGGATCAACTGGTAGTGTAGGTCAAGGTGTAAGCTCAACAGTTGATTCCCTGATTAAAAGTATTCCTGTTGCAGGACAGATTATTTCCGCAGTTGATATGATTGCTGATCCGTTAGCTTCTGCGTTTGGAGATGCCGGAGCAACTAATCAATATAATCAAGCTGCTGAAAGACTTATTAATCCTTTGAATAGTTTAGAAGGTGGTATTTCTAATTTAATTGACGGCAATTCAAAAGAAGGTTGGAATGATCTTATGGGAGTTGTACTTCCAGGATTAGCGGGTTTTAATGATGCTAAGTGGGAACGTGAGAAACGTAGTACTGATGCTTCAAGAGAACGTGTTCTACTTAATGAGAAAGATAAGCAACGTGACGTTCAACAAGGATACGGATGGCGTTATCGTGATCAACCTATGCAAGCAGCCAATGGAGGATATCTTGGTTATAGTGATGATGTATTAGGACAATCATTTGCAATGGGAGGTGAATTACTTGAATTTGGTAAAGGTGGAAAGATTCACATTAAACCAGAGAACAGGGGAAAGTTCAC